CACTGATCGTATCGAGCTGCTTAGAAAGCGAGTCAAGACCCTTCGACATATCGTCGTTGAGTGCCAGTGTAACGGTGACTGTCCGTTCAGCCATAGTCGGCGCTGCTTTCTACGTTCATTCTCTCGATCAGGCGATTGGTCCACCCGATATGGTGAAACATTATCGAAAGGGGCTTTGCCAGGAAGACGTCGGGATCGACGCCATAGAACTTGCCCAACCTGTAGCAGTCCAGGATCAACTCGTCTACAGATCGGGCATAAAGAAATTTGCCAGCATCCAGGCTCCGTTGTTCCAATCCTTGGGATGCAACCCCCTGATGGTCGACGGCGGTACGCCGGCAAGATGAGCCATCATCAAAGTCATAGTTTGACTTTCAAAATGGATCTTCGGGTTGTTCTCATACATGCCGACCGTCAGCGGGTTACCAATGCGCTCAATATCGCCTCCGGAGGGCTCCCGGAACACGATCTCTAGCACGCTCTCGCCATTCGCTATGACCGGCTTCCTCAATTTCAACTTGCCGTCCCATGCGACAACTGCAGGGGCACTCTCTTTCTTTTCCACCTTGGTGGCCGCCGCTGCCTGCTCGGCGGTCGGCTCGACCGGGACATAGGCGGGACCACCGCCATTTTGGGAAGTTGTGTTTTCTGCCATGGTCTAATCTCCTCTTTACCCCAGAGCGCCACCGCCACCGACGATCGGACCGGTACCACCAGAGGCGAACTCTTGACAGCTGATACCCTCGAATCGCACCCGGGTCTGACCTTCCCTGGTGTTCAATTCGAAAGCCGCCCGGGTCCAGGCCTCTTGCAAGACATAGACCATGCCATTGGCCAACTCGGCGGTGATGGTGGCGTTGGTGATCTGAGAAAGTTGTTCAACGGAGAGGTTAGGCACCAGCGAAACATCTCCTTCGATATATGGCACCCTGGGCAACTCGGAAAATCCGTGCACATAGTCCTGCCCTGCGATGCCTGTTCTCTCGATCGGAGATGGGCTAACCGTAAAGTTGCCCCGCAGCGGGTAGAAGTCGCCGTCCACTTTCAGGAAGGCGATGCCGGCAATACGTTGACCCATGTCAGGTCTCCTCTCAAGTTAGAGTTAGAAATATTTACGATAGCTGACCGCTGAGCGTGTTGCCGATGATGGCGGTATCAATGCCGCGGTTATACTGCAACCGGAACTGCGCCAGCACCGCAAAGATCCGCAACTGGTTTATCAAGTCCGGCGGGTAGAGCACGTCCAGGCGGTTCGGATCGTCGGCATTTCTCTCAACGATAAGATTCTGTTTGAACGCCTGGAGATTCTCGACCAATCCATTCCACATGTCGATGGCATACTCGGTGATCAACTCGGACTTGATGATCGACGGGGTCACGATCGCCTGGCCCGGTCCAAACAGCGTGCCATCATCGGCCAGCTTGTGCCGCGGATACTTGCTGGTGATGGCGCTGCGCTGATTACGGATCAACTGAGCCAGGGTCGCCAGAGTGGTGACCAGCTCGTAGGCGTCATCGGAATATCCATAATCATTGACCTGATAGGTCGTGGTTTCCCGGGCGATCATTGGGATGTTATCGCCCTGAACGGTTCGCTGGGTCGCTACCCCGGTTGTTGCCAGGGCGTTCAACTCCAGCAGATTGAACCGCTGATGCAATGGCGCCGGCAGCATTCCCTCAATGTGCAGGCTCTGCAGCGGCCGGGCCGGGTCATTGATAAAGGCCCGCGCCGCCTTCGAGGCGTAGGCCGCGGAAATCTCATAAGTCGGCGAAGGACACAAGCTCTCGATGCCCAGGACCGAAATCACCGGTGAGTTCATGGTCAGGCCCCAAGTAATCAAATCGCTGTAGGTGCCCCGCTTGGCGCTATAAACACTGCCAAACAGTTGACGCATCCAACCCCAACGACCATTGTCGGAGAATCCATACTCATAATCCCACTGCGACAACGTCGCACTATCGGTATATGGCTGCGCCACATAATCGAACTCGACTTCACCGAGATTGGCGATGGCATTGGTTGGATCGGGAGTGCCAGTACCACCGGTAAACTGGTATCCGGAATAAGTCAGGGTCATACCGACTGGCAATTCCTCGCCACCGATCTTGCCGTAGTAGCTATCCTGCAGAGTGATCTCGTTACCGAGAATGCCCTTCCACTTCGCGGTTATAGTAACCACCGCCGCGGCCGCTACCGCGGTGCATGGCAGATCCGGAGCCGCGTTGATGCCATCGGCCAGAGCGGTAGCGACATCATTGACAGACTGCGACGGGATCACATTGACCCTGACCAAAGTACCGGCGACATATAGCGAAATAGTACCGGCCTCGGTCGCCGCCGAATTGATGGTCACCGACCCCGTTGCCGCAGCCGCTCCGGTCGCTTCCGCCAGCGGCAGCGCCCACACCTCGTTGGCGAAGTTATTCTTGAAGTAAGCCTTGAACATATTGGCCAGCTCGCTGCCCTGACCAAAGGACTGATCGGCATCCATCTGCCGGCCGATGATCAACGGCACGTCTGGCGGCGCCGTGCCGTTCAAGGTAGTATCAGTTTGAGTGGTCATCATCGTACCGACCAACAAGGCACGTTGATGACTGATCGGAATCCCGGCCATTGAAGGATCCACTTCCACCCAGTAAAGTGGCTGCTTCCAATTGGCGGGGATGTTATTGAAAGAGATCGGCATGGGATTGGTTCCTTTCGTTACCAGGAGGCGTCTGTCATATAGCTGACGTGGGGAGCTCGCATGCACCAGTCTCCCCATAGCGTCATCTTCAACGCCAAGGCGTCAATCTGGAACATGCTCTTGACCGGAGTAGCGGGGGTCCCGCCGGCGACAATATCGGCGGGGGTAGTGTCTTCCTGATGCAGAGTAGCCACGGTAGAGACCGCGAACTCGGGAGCGCCGATACTAGTAGCGAAACTGCCCGGCTCTATGCAGATAACCGTCTTATCTGCCAGCGCCGCGCTGCCGGCGACCGGGACCACATCACCACTAGGAGTGACACCGAACTGGCCACCAGCGAAGAACCGCATAGTGGTCGCCTGGCTAGGCGCCGCAATGAACACCGCCCTGGCGCCGCCGCCCCTGCTGGCAACGTCCGCCACCAGCGTACCGACATCAATGCCACAAGCATCAAAAGCGGAACCTCCGGTGCTGCCAACCACCGCAGTGACCCCGTTCAAGATGCCAGCGGACTGCGCAGCCGTGGCGGCCCCGGTCGAAAACACCGCACCATCAAAGACCAGACCTGCCGCCTCAGTCAAAAGCACCCGCAGCACATCTTCGATGTTCGAGGTTTCGCTCATCTCCCGGGTTATAGTGACGATAACCTCGACCTTCCGCGGCCGCAACGTGCCGGCGAACAGATCATACTGCTTGACTTTGGCTGGCTGGCCCTCGCCGACAAAAGATCCGGCATCGGCCGGATTAATCGCCCTGCCGGGAACCGAGACGCTGGCGTACCGTCCCATATTGATAAACAGCGCACCATCGGCAATTAGTTTACCGATGGCGCTCATGGCGACAATATCCTCGACCGCCTGAGAGACACTGATTGCAGCCAGAGGGCCAGCCCAACTAGGATCGGTGGTGATTGCCGGACCAACCGCACCACGCAGAACCATCGGCACCACCGGATCATCGGGATACATGGCCCTGGCGGCGAGCTCTGGTTTAGTGCCTTCGATAAAACCCCTGAGCGTTGCCGCAGCAGCGCGCCAGACATGGGTCGCCGGCCGCGGCCGGGCGAGGCTGCGTTCCTCTTTCATGGGTTTATCCCTCGGTCTCGGTTGAACGACCACGCGACGTCGGCCGCGATTGTGGCGCTGCCGGCTTTTCCTTTTCTTCCACGACGGTAATATCACCGTCGCGGATCCGTCGTCTGGTGAAACTATCATTCGGCCATTGCGCCATCAGATCGGCACCAAATTTGATGCCGGTGGGTTGATGCTTTAGCACCTTGGCGATCTCGGCATCCCTGGCTTTGACTTTCATTGAGGTAGCTCCCTTCCTAGTCGTCTATTGGAAAGTCGTAATTGATTTCTATCTCGGTGTGCTCGTGCGCCGCCGGATCATACGGCCACGGGTAGTAGGCAGTTTCCCTGATCTTCTGCAACCAGTCAGGAATGTTCGGCGGCCACAGCGAGCGATAAACAAACGACAGAGTCATCCGCAGCTCGCAAGTCGGCACGTCATTGTTCAAACCGACATTGCCAAAGGCATGGCTGCGATGGCCCCTGGTAACTGCCTCGATCTCGACCGGATCGAACGGCGGCGGCATTGGAAAAACATGCCACTTGGGATCATAGAGCAGGCTCATGAACGCCCAATGCGCCGCATCGAGATTATTCTCTGCCACCTCCGGATCGTTGGATAAGACAATAACCTGGAACCCTAACTGTAGGGTATGAACAAACTTCGGCGCCCCGGCATTGGGATCGCCATCTGGCGTCAGATCCTCGCCGATGAAATACACCCCGACATAAGGGATGCTCTCCGGCCGAATAGCAAATGCCTTAGTCGACGCCCACTTAGCCACCGATTGAAACGGCTTCAACAACTTCGCCCTAGCCAAAATCCCATCACGGATGATGATCGAGAAACTGTTATTGTCTGGGGTCGGCAGTCCATTCATCTCAGGTCACCGTCAGCGCCGGACTATCGAACGTCGGCTCCTCTACCGAATAATCAGAGACAATCCCCAGCGCCGGGCTATCGAACGTCGGCTCACCGACGAAATAATCATCGACGATCATATAGCATAACCGGTCGGACATGATCCGCCGCAACACCAGCGTGAGCTCGCCGCCACCATCGGCAAATCCGTTGACGTCGATCACCTCGAACAGGCCGCCCTCGATCACGGTATCCGGGTCTGGCGGAATATCGATGATGTCATGTTGAATCGGCCAGACCGGAAACTCATAAGTTCTGATATCAAGGATGGTCCGACTATTGCTGATAATGCTGCCATCCAAGCCGGGATAGTCCATGCCATCGGTATCGAAGATGCCACGCGCCGCATATGCCGCACCTCCCGGCTGGCTGGCCACCGGCGTCACCGTCACCGGCCGCGAGTATAAATCTTGCAGCGGCAACTGGAGATTGGTTGACCAATCAACACCCATCGATTAGCTCCTACTTGAACCACCGCACCATGCCGAGGAAGGCCATTTGCTCGACATAATGCGCAATCAATGGACCGCTGGCGACATGCATGACCCGGCGCTTGCGTCTGATCG